CTCAGCTGCAATCAAGTCTTCCAATGCACCCAGTTCATCATCTTTGGCTTCTGCTGCTTCTTTGGCTGGCTTGACTATTTTCTTGGCTGCCTTGGCATGCTCTTCTGTTTCATCTGCCAGTTCTTTTTCCATGGTGACCATATCCATGGACAGCTTCACTGCTTCATCTTGCATCACAGCCAAGACTTCACGCTGTTTGTTTTGTTCACTCAATTGACCATTCAACAGCTTCTGAAGTTCCATCAGTTCAACCTGTGCTTTGGTACTTCGGCCAGTCAAGTCAACATTGTTGTCAATCGCTGCATTCTGCAGTTGCAGTGTCTTCAGTTGTTCAATCATGGATTCTGACAGCACTGCTGGTGCATCACTTGAATAAGCACTGATTAATGACTTGACTGCTGCAATCTGTAGTTTGGTGGTTTCAATCGTGGCATCTGCTGCTTCAATATTGCCACGGAATGATTCATTGGCTGTCTCACCAGCCTTCTCCAGATTGAATTCATATTCTGTTATTTGTCCGGTTAGCAGCTTGTATTCATTCTGGATTTCACGCAGCTTGCCACCAGCATCCACAAGATTGTTTTCCTGCTCTTTTTGGGTTTCAATCAATGCTCTTTGTGCATCTTTCAAGTCCAATGTCAGCTGTCTTGCCTTCTCAATCTCAGACTGGTATGAAACATAGCCCAATGTCAATGCACCGATTGCAACACCAGCTGCAACCACCAAAGGATTCAAGGCAGCAAAGGACATGGTCAATCCTTCAGTCACTGCGAAGGCATCTGCCAAGCCATCTGCGGCTTCTGCCAGTTGTGGATTCACACCACGCAACGCAAGACCAATGGAACTGAACCCCCGGTCAATGTCTCCACTGGCATCACCAACACGTTCCAACCGTTCTTCTGCTTTTCTGGCACTGTCTGCCAAGTCATCGAAGTCCATTGCACCACGTTGAGCTGCCTTGGCTGCTTGTTGGGCTGCCTTCTTGGATGCTTCTGCACTCTTCTTGGCTGCCTTCTCTGCCTGTTTCAGCTGTCTGTCCAGTGCAGACACCATCTTCTTGGCTTCTTGGTCTGTTACATTGGGTATGGTCTTCAGTTTGGCCAATAGGTCTTTCAGATTGGCCTTGTAACTGATTTCAATCGACTTCTTCTCTTCTGCCATGGGTCACACTCTCTTCATCAAGTCATCTGCCAATGCTTTTACGACTCGGTTAGCTGTTTTTCGATGGGGCTTCACCATTGTTTCATCTGCTACCCTGCGGCCTTGGGGCTGGACAATGTCTTGTGATTGATAGTTTTCACTGTCAACACCATACTTGATGACATAACTGTATGGGGCAGTGTTCTTCAAAAACACGACAAAGTTTCCATTGGCATCCACCTTCATTCCACGCTCGAACTTCTTCCAAGATTCCTTGGATGTCTTGCGGAAGAAAACCACATTGCCTTCTGCATCAGTTCTGATTTGTGGCTTGCGCTTTGGCCAATCTCGGACTGCTTGTTTTTCAATCCGTTGCAGCTCCTCTTCCATGATTTTACCCGCATTGGGTGCAACAGTGTGAATGAATCCCATGAACATATCTTGCATGTCCTGTTGGATTGTCACTGTTGCATTTCCACGGGTATAGTTCTTCATTGGATTCTCTTGGCTATCATTGCTTCCATTCTAGCAGTTTTTATCCGCTGTTGTCTAGCACTTCTCTCATCTGGTGATTCACAATGAAGTCTATATTCTGCAAGCACTTTGGTCTTGGTCGGTTGGTCCAAGGTGTGGAACCAATCTGGATGTTGATTCCACCTCATTGCTATCCGCATGGCCATCAAGTCAAAAGAACCGTACCGACTTATGAAAAATTTGCAGTATCTTCCACAGCTTGTTCTGTTGGAATGCTCTTCATCATCTCAATCAGAATCTCGGTGCCTTGTTCATATATCTGACCGGGTGTCATACCAGCTGCCAATAAGCGTTCCAGAATCTTGAACCCAAACTGAATGGGGTCACCTGTTGTCACTGGATAGGCTGGAAGACACTTGGCATGGTCAACACCAACCGCAATGGCTGCTGCACACAATCTGCCCAGCTGCGCTCGATTGGGTTCAGAACCCCAGATTGCAACGAAGTCCAAACAGACTGCAATGCTGTTTGGAATATTGACTTCATGTTCACCAAGTTTTTGCAAGTTTACTTTCATTGTGTGTACCTCTTATTTTATGAAAGATGGGCCACCATGCAGATAGCCCACAGTTTTTGTGAATTTTTGAATCAGATTATGCTGGTCCAGTCACAGTTGCACCACCATAACAGGTGAAGTTCAATGTGAATGCAGATGGGTCACCTTCACTGAAGTCCAAAGTGCAAACACACTTGGCCAATGTCACTGTGTGATCTGCATCATCACCGAAGTCAGTTCCTTCTGCAGTGTACTTGATGTCAATGCAGTAGTGTTCGACATATGGTGTGCCAGTTGTACCAGTTGAAGTGTTTCCAGAGTAGTTTCCAGACTGTTGGATGAAGTCACGGACTGAACCAGCTTCTGAACCATCTGTGAACTGTCTGAAGTGAAAACTGAATGAACCAGTGATTGCTTGTTCATCTTGCTTGCGGATTGCAGCGAAGTTTCCACGGTCCATCACTACCAGTTCACTGAACTGTTGTGGTTGACTGAAGCTGAAGTTGCCATCTTCATAAGCGACTTCAAGTGTGACTGGAACACCAGTTCCATCAAGCAATTCAATTTTGCCATCTCTTTTGGTTTTGGGTACGGATGAATAAGCCATTTTTGGCCTCCTTAGATTGTGTGTAGAGCAGTGAATTCAATACTGATTATACAGTATTCTTGAGAGTCTGTCACTTCACGTGTTGAACTGTTGTATCTAATCGTGAAGGTGTTGTTTGGTGTGGTATATATATTCAGAACAGCATTGATGACAGTCTCTTCTGCATCCAGTGCATTGTCATAATCTGTCGGATATATGTCCAAGGGTCTCAAGCGATATGCAAACAGAACCCGGACAGGTGTATTGACATATACACCCACGGGTCTTCTTTGGCGTTCATCCATTGCGGTTGATGCTGCCAGCTGCACACCAAAGGCCAGATGTGCAACAGTGTTCTCAGTTCGGCCAAAGTAGTCCGGACTATGCTTGGATTCTTTGAATCCAGATAGGCCAGCCACCTTTGCTGCTATGGCTTGTCTGACTGCACTGAACTTCATCTTCTTCTTCTCGTGGTGCGGAACTGACCAAACCGACCGGGCTGGTTCAAGTAGATGACTGGATTCTTGGCTTGTCTGTGATTGGGTTGATCACTTTGGCCATCATGGTCATAGTCATAGATAAAGTTAATCTGTTTCCATTCATGGCTGTATTGTCTGAAGTGCTCAGATGCTAAGTCAAGATATCTTCCATTCGATTGTCCAAGTGAGCTGTGAAAGTCTCTGAAGATGTAATACAATGACAGATTCTGATGGGCACCTCGGAAGGCTTCTGCAGACATCACAAGATATTCCAGACCACCGCCTTCTGTTCTCATCCTTTGAATGATGGTGAACCATGCTTCATCAATATAAGACTGGTAAGATGTCAGGTTGGATGGGCGGATATCAGCTAGTTGGCTGTAGGTGGATGTCAAGTCGCCATCACTCACCACAGGATATAATCTCCTCTTCACCACTGCTGCATTTCTCCGGAAGTTGTACACCCCACCAGTCAGCTGTATTTCCCACTCTTGTAAGTACCCTTCACCCAGATTCAAGGTGTCTGCCAAGTTGCCTGCACTGTGGGTGTATTGTGGAATGTTACCGGGATATGTTCCCGCAGCTTCATCCACAATCTTGTCACCATTCGGAGCTATCAGACTATACTTGACATCTGTTGGACCCACTAAGGAACCATCCCGATAGATGGGTAGTGTGGTCAGTTGGCTCTTGCCACGTTCCAACAGTTCTGGAACCTTGATTTGGGGTGCATAGGGTGTTGCATTGCTCATTGCGAAAAGTCCTCATATATGGACATTCCAGATGATTCAAAGTCCTTGATGAAGTCTTTCATGTCTTTGATGGTTTGTTTCATTTCATCCAGTTCTTGTCTCTTCTCTGGAACATGTTGCTGTTTCAATAGTGTTTCCATTGCACGACCACTGTTTCTTTCATGTACTGAAAGTTCCCAGAAGTGCACTTCTGGTATTCCAAGCAGATTAGAACGAAGCAGATTTACACACCACACTTGGAATGCAGCTGTGTCTAACTTTTCAATTAATCTGTTTGCAACCACTTTGATATTTGTCCACTTGGGTACATGATATCTTCCACCTCGGACTTGATAAACATGCATATAGTCATATTTTTGTGGGTCAAAGTATATCCATCCCTGTTGTTGGAGCTGACCGATTCTAGAACCGGGATTGCCCATCTCACCTTGAATCTGATGAACACCATTTACACCGGGTACCACTCTTTCCATTCTCAAGTGTGGGATGAAGAATCCCTTCTTGACTGTCTTGGTGCTTTTGCCTGATTGAACTTGGACATCACGATACACAAATTGCCAATTGGATGGGTGCCATTTGTAGTAAAATGGATGATTTGGTTGGGCTGGCAATAAAGTCTGGGTTTGTTGGGCCATTGGTGCCCATGGTTGTGGTTGTGGTTGCATATTGTTCATTTCTTGTACCTCTTTTGAAAAATATGTGGATGGCAGTAAAACCACCACCCACACGAACATAATTGATTGTGTCTTGATTTTAGACAGCAGATATCAAAGAAACTCCACGGTCATCATCAATGATTGACATACCTAAGTAAGCATGTCCGACAATGCGTGTCAAAGCTTTATCAGCTTCACGTTCCATCTCAATCATCACTTCTCCCATTTCCATGGATTCAGCTGCACCCGGAAGACCAGCAGGCATTCCAGAAGCAAAACCAACAGCACCAGGAGCAAAGACAGCACCAGCGTGGTCTGTTCCATCATTGGTGATGTAACTTGATGTGTAGATTTCAACACCCATGAACTGACCTTTGTAGTGAGAACCCTTAGCACTAATCGCTTCATATGAAGCAGGGATGAATTGCAGGATTCCATTGCTTAAAGACAAGATGTCATCTTGAAGGTCTGCAAACTGTTTTGGATGCAACAAAGCAACATAAGGACCCGGTGCACCTTTGTTGGATGCAGCTGCTTCAAGTGCTTGAATAGCATCCAAGAACTTGTCAACATCTAATGCTGTAGCTGTTGTACCTTTGACAACAGTGAAACTAGCAACAGCAGCACCAGTCAAGTTAGCAAACAAAGCATCATAAGAACGTGCAATTGATTCAGCAATACGGAATGGATCAACATCACCATTTCCAAGGCCAGTCATACCAGCCATGTCTGTGATTGAGTATGCCAATGCTTGTCGTTTTACAACAACATCAACATGTCCATCAGTCAACGCTGTATCAGATACCGCATTTCCTTCTGTTGCACCTGTGAAGGCTGTGAATCCATCATATCCATCAAGACCAGCTTTGCGGACACGGATGGTATCAGAACCCATTCCATTGATTGAGCCTACAAAGTCCATGAATGGAGTATTGCGAAGGTTTGTTGAGTCTGTGAGAAGTAGTCGAATCTCTTGAGAGATCATTTGAGCTAGTCGGAGATCACCGACCAAGCTGTTATTGGTAATAGCCATGATTTACACCTATTATATGGAAGTTTTTGGTTGGGTTGGTTTGCGTGGATATCTGCTGTTACGGGTGCGACCCTTCCACATACAAGATGTCTTTGTCTTATTGTACAGCATTATTTGAGACTGTGCAACATAAACGAAAAAACCCACCCGTGATGGGTGGGAAAAAGCGAGGTACAAGACTTTTTTTTGGTGGGAATTATAAAGACACAACGATTTCAGCACCAGTCACATTGATAACTGATTTTACTTTAACGTTGTTAGCATCAACCAATTGGACATCAAGCTGGACTTGGTTACCACTGCTGTCATAAGCTGACACGTGAATAATCTTCTTTCCAAGACCATGGTTTAATGTTGCAAAAGTGTTTGCAGTCAAGTTCTGTGGTGCGAACTCTTTACGGAAGTCAGCAATGTCAACCAACACTTGACCATTGGTCACTGTTGCCAAGTTGCCTGCTGCTGCATTTGCAGTGATTGCAGCTTGCGCGCGTGCATCGGTGAAGTACAAGTTAGCAGAACCTTCAGTCACTTTGTCAGTATCAGCATTCAATGAATATTCACCATTGCTGTATGAAAGACCATCACCAGCTGTAAACTGTGAGAAGATGTCAGACAATTCAACAGACAGAACACCAGTTGAACTGTTGTATTGCAACAATTGAACATCTGGACTAGCAACAGTTGCAAGACTGATGGCACCACGAGCACGAGCATCTGTGAAGTATTGGTTAGATGAACCTTCAGAGATATCATCAGTGTCAGCTGTCAATTCGAATACACCAGTTGATGAAGTGTAAGACAGTCCAGCACCTGTGACAGATACAGCACCACGAGCACGAGCATCAGTGAAGAACAGATTGGTGGCACCCACATCTTCAGTGATGTCATCTGTAATCAAAGCAAGGTCAATCACACCAGTTGAACTGTTGTAAGACAGACCAGCACCTGTGACAGATACAGCACCACGAGCACGAGCATCAGTGAAGTACAAGTTAGATGAACCTTCAGAGACACCATCAGTATCAGCACTGAAAGAGAATGTACCATTGGCAGAACTGTAAGACAGACCAGAACCAGCAGCAAAGAAGCCACGGATTTCAGCTTGATCAGCTGTGAATGCACCAGTGCTGGCATCATAATCAATACCAGATGAAGCAGACAAAGCACCACGAACTTCAGCATCTGAGACATCTTGTCCTTCAATCTCTGTCCAATCAGCAGATGTTCCAGCAGAACCACCATTGTGAATGTAAGTTTCAGCACGACCAGAAACACCAGTCAAAACAATGATGTCACCTTCTTGTTTTTCATCGCCGTTGCTATAGTTGTTAGTAATCCAGTTGGCCAAACTGGTTTCAGTTGTGTCAACAGATACATCTGTGATAGTTAATGGCTTCAGCTTTAGTTGCTTCTCTCCATTTACAGTCACAAGTTCTGCATAGTTGGCAGAATCTGTAGCGATTCCAACCACTGCATTTGCTTCAAGATATTGTCTTGTTACCGCGTGGTTATCAGCTGTTGGGTCATTCTCCAATTGAAGAACACCGTGAAATACGTTTGTTGGGGCTAAAAAGTCCATGATTGGATCTCCTTTGTGGGGTTAAGTTTCAATGTCACTTTATCGCAAAACCACTGAACCTGTCGTTGCATTTACGAAAGTCACAACCACTTCATTTGAGCTGGTGTGTCTGATGTCAGCTGACACCACATATCCATTCACCAATACTTGAACATTGGGAATGTAGTTCAGATTGTGTGTGATAGTTACTTGTGTGGAGTTGACAAAAGGATATTCCTTAGGTCTACTTGGAAAAAAGATTGCATTTGCCATGTTTGTACCTCTTTTGATGTGGAAGTTACTCTTCCATTATTAGTGTCACCTCTGCTGAACTGGATGATTTGGTTGCAATTTGGATGGAATTATTCTGATTGGTTCCACGCCCTCTGGATATCGCTATATATCCACCAGATTTGATGAATATCTTATGAACACCAGTTGTGGAACCTCCTTCAGTGCCTTCAAAAGTGACATAGATGTCATGCTGTTCACATCCAACAGTGACATGTCTGCACTTGCCTGGAAGAACCACATTGGTCCATGTCTGGACTGCACTGAAGTTCCGAATAATAGGGAATGTATTTAGACTTTTATAGTCTTGACTCACTTACCACCTCGATATGCTTTGCGGATTGCATCACGGTTCGCCTTGTAGAACTCGAAGTCTTCTGCACCACGCTTCAGAATGTCTGTGGACTGGACTGGTGCTGGTGCGGCTCCAGTGTTTGTCTTGGGTGCAATCAATGCAGGCTGCTCCACTTGGGGTGTGACTTGGGGTGTGGCTTGTTCGGTCACTTGTTCGGTCACTTGTTCTGCAGCTGCTGTGGTCTGCTGTGATTCCAAGTGTGGTCGCAATGTCACTGGTGCCTTGGATGGGTCTTCCTTGATGGACTGCAGCCAGTCATTCAATGAAGGTGCCTTGTCATCACCTTTGGTGGCTCGTTCATATTGCCATTCCACCAGTTCTCTGACTTCTGGGTCAGTGATACCCAGTTCTGACATTGCAGTGTGTCTGGAATATCGACTATTGGCAGTCTCCAATTCAGATTCAAGTGACTTCACCTTTTCTGTCAGCTTCTGAATCTTGCTCAGTTCGCCAGATTGGTTGTCAAGCTGGTCTTGAATCGCTGCAGCTGCTTCTTCTGCTTGGATGGCTCGTGCGCTCAGTTTTTGGATTCGGTCTCTGAATGCATTCTCAATATCTGTCTTCAGAACGTATTCTTCACCATCATGGTTGATTGTCTTCATCTTTGGTACCTCGTAGATGTAGGTTTTTGTGATAGGTTATATCGTTTAAAATTGCGATTGCAATGGGCTTGTTATCCCAGATCTTTTCATCAATCAGGTCAACAAAGTGACCCAAGTTGACCAATGGAAGCCAATGGTCATACAAGTCCAACATGTGGAGCGTTCTTGGTTTGCTAAACTGATATTGACAGTGTGGATGCACCACGCGAATAGTCTCCACCAGATGAATGTTCTGGCTGGTGGACATCCATTCCACTTTGCCAGTCTGCACATTCACAGGTTCTTTGCATTGTTCACAGTTGAACTGTTTCCAAAGTATAGGCATCATAAGAACTCAGCTCGTTCCCTGCGAATCTGTAACAGATATTCACGGGCTTCTTTGGCATCCATGTCATCATACATCATCATCACAGCTGTGACCGGGCTGATCAATCCAGCATTCATCTTGGCAATGATGTCTTCACGTTGGGCACGCATCTCTTCTGGTGTCAATGGCATGCTGTGATAGGATACCCTGTATCCATCTTCTGGAAGATTGGTGCCAAGATAGCGATTGGCCAGCATTGCAGTCTTGGCTAACAGTTCTTCATCACCCATTCTGAAGACTGGTGCGAACTTCTTCTGGGCTTCACGTTGGCCAGCTTTAGACACGGCCAATGAATATCCACTTCGTGGGTCTGCTGCGGTTCTGGATATGTCACTTGGTGCCAGTCCTGCACTCAGTGCAACACGGACTTCATATTTGGACACGGCTTCCAACAGGTCTTGTGGGTCTGTGGCAATACCGAATGAACCAACCATGGGCTGTCCTTGGGCATCTGGATCTTGGGTGAATACCAGAATGCTGGATGGGTCTGTTGATATGCTGGCACGTCTTGCAACACTGTTCTGGTCCATCTGATTCAATCCAGCCAATGTCAGACCAGCAACATACTTTTGTGACCAAGAAGCCGACTTCACCAGATGTGTCCACATAGAATATAGAACTGCACTGGTCAAAGAACCATAGACCATCTGAGATGCTGTGAAGGTATCCCAAAGATACCCGGTCTTTTCAGCATGGTACAAGACCACTGGAATGAATGGCTGGTTCTGGCTGTCTCGATATGGATACGTTGGGCCTTGGTGCGTTGGATGGCCCATGTACACTTCTGAAACATCAGCACCAATGGAACCATCACTGTTCACTTCAAACATTCCGAATGATGGATTCTGGATGTCACGGATGTCCATGATGTCCACGACCCAAACATAATTGCCTTCTGGACTCTTGCGAAGTCGATATTCTTGATAGTACACTGGCACATCTGGCTGGTCTGGATGTGCTTCACAGTACACCACATCTGGTGTCACAAGTCGGTATTGGATACCGGGTACTCGTGCAAGTGTGTTGGCTGTGTGTGGATTCACATCAATCCGGATAAAGGATTCACGTAGTCCAATGACCATCTGCTGTCCACGTTGCATCAGCTGCCACAATCCAGCCTTGGTCACCAAGCCTTCACGACCAACCATGGCATCAATGTCACCATTCATGTTGGTCACAGCTGGTGTTTCATGGTACAGAACTGACAGCTGCCGTGTAATCTGTTCGAATGGATTCGATGACATGTCACTTGGACCCCATGCTTCACGCCGGTCTGGTGGCAGATGTCTTGCAAGTTCATCTTCCAAGTCTTCTTCCCATGCACCCAGAATCATTCTTCTGCGAAGTCCTGTGTGATCCCATCTGGCCTGTTCTCCTGCATTGGGTGCAAGCGGTTTCATTGGTTTGTCATTGAACATGTTAGAACCTCAAGTGACTTGGTGAAGTAAAGCGTTGGTTTTCTATAACTGGAGTCACTGCATAGCGCAATGCATCAACACAATGCCCCCATTCATCACGAGACCTTTCAGACTGTGTCTTCTTCATTGTCCATCGTTGGATGGAATGGATGGTGCGTTGGCACCTTGGATTGATGAAGAACTGTCTTCTGGCCATGATTGAATGAATCATTGCGCTACCGTAATATACACTATATCTTGGCTTCCGTATAGTCCTGATTCTGAATGGCAATTGTGGCATCCGCAGTATTGATTCGAAGGCACGCATCAGAAGACTGTTGGACATCTTACCACTTCCATTCTTCCCTGAACCGAAGTGCACATTGTCACCAGTCCACTGACATTGGGCTGGCTGTAGATTGTTCCTTGTCAGCATCTCCAAGATGGCACGGGCATGCGCTTCTGGTGGAGCAGAACCAGACACATATTCATCTAGAACATACACCCAAGGCTCTTGTGGGTTGCTTAGGTTCACAGCTGTCAGGATTGCAATCTGTGTATTCGGTTGGCTACCATGGTCAATGCCCAATGCGAATTCATAGTTCGCTGGTGGTGGTGGAGCACCAGATATCATGTGCTCATCAAAGCAATCAAACACCCGGCCTTCTGGAACACCAACCACCCAATCACCATTCAACCGGGCATTCCGGTCTATTGGCAGATAGGTCTGACTGATTCGGTCAATCTGTTCTTGTGACAGTGTTGGCTTGCAGAACTTCGGAGTAGTATCGGCCACGGTCAAAGGTGCCTTGGTGCAGCTGATGACACCATCTTCCACCAGCTTCTGCATATATCGGACATCTTGTCCAACAGGTGTCATGGTGACTGCAATGGTTCCAGTCTTGCCACCTGCACCACCTCGAAGGGTTCTGGCTGCTATCTCGTTCCAGACATCTTGTGGAACCGGTTCATCCACATGTACGAACGAAGCCGTAAAACTGGCCAGTCCAAGACCTTGGTTAGCTGTCTTGATGTAGATGATGGAACCATTGTTGAATCTGACAATGGGATGGATACCCCTGAATCCTTTACCGGGTACGAACTCACAATCTGGATGAAGTGCACCTTTTGGACAAAGATTGTATAGCTTCTCTTGAATGGTCACAGACTGCTGGTGGCTGTGTGTGATCAGATAGGCTTGAATGGGTGGTGGGTCTGTCTGGATGAATGGATGGGTGCCAAGACATCTGTGCAACAGTTCCACACATCCTGTGGTGGTCTTGCCAACCTGATTGCCACCAAGGAACAGTTTTATCTTGCTGTTATCACGTAACCACGCTTCTTGGGGTGGTGTTGGACAGAAGTAGTCAAGGGGATTCTGTGTGGCTCTGGTCCGCAGCTTGCGGATGTTCTTGGTGGCTGTTCTAATCGACATCAATAACAATCCCAATAGACAAAGCACCACTCTTTAGAACTTGTTCGAATGGTTTCCCGGACAGTTTGGACACCACTGCAATCACCTTCAGGAAGTATGCTGTCCTTGGTATGCTGCCTTGTCTCCATCTGCTGACCAGACTCTGATTGGCTCCGATCTCTTTGGCCAGCCAGCTCAGTGTTTTGCCTTGCTTGGTCATCTCTATTCTGGTCCATTCTCCGAAGTTCATCGCATTCCATTCCATGACAGTCACACGGGTCACATTCACAGCATGGACATGCGTTTTTTGTGTCGTTGTTCTGCATTCTTCATCTCAGGTATATATTGTAAAGCCTCAAACAGCATCTGTGTTGGGCTGCGTTCCAGTTTGCGTCCAAAGACCTCACAAAGTGCAATCAGATTCACCAGTTTTGGAAGCCGTTCATCTTTCATCCATCTTCGAACTGCGGTTTCAGTCATTCCCCCTTTGATGGCCAGCTTCTTTTCATTCAGTTTGCAAAGGCACATCTGTTTGGCAATCCAGTCACCAAAGGTCATTTGCGTTTGTCCAATACTTCCAGACATTTGTCTATCTCCATGTTGTTGTTTGCGCATTCTTCAATGATGAAGAACGTGTTTGCTATGTTGCTGATTTCATCACATTCCTTCTGGCTGGCTCCATCGCCTTCACGGGTCTGCAGTCTACAGAACATCTCACGACACAACATATCTGTATTCTGTTTCATCCAGTCCTCAGAACAAGACACGGCCAATAGGTCAGTGTCTGTCAGCTGCTTCCGGATCTCTTGTTCACCTGTGGCCAGTTTGCCTTGAATGGTTGCCAAGTCGGTCAATGCCTTGGACTGATTGTCCAGAATCTGTTGCTGGGTGGTGTCCTTCGATTTTACCCAGATGAATGTTCCTGTGGTACCCATGGTGCCAACCAACAATCCAATCAGTGCTGCTGTTGTTATTGTCATTGTCTCAGTTCTCTTTCTTAGTGATTGATATAACATTTCCCAAGTTCCCAATATCTGATTCCAGTCTTTGTCTCAAGATGGGTGGCAGTGATACGATTGCAGAAGTGATCTCTTGAAGCAGCTGGTCATCAGTCAAACCATCCAGTTCATCCATCATACCTTCTTCGGATTCAATTTGTCGTATTTGTGCAACCACTTGCAGCAGCTGTCTTTGCAACGCTGCATAGGCTTGCCAAGATTCTGATGCTTCAGCTTTAGCCATTCCACGCTTCAGGTCAATGGCCTGCTGTCTCAAAAGTTCCAATGTGTTGGATGGAATATCTGGTTGTACTTCTTCTTGGGTCTGCTGTGGTCGGTCTTTGGAATAACCGTGTCTACGTTCCAACATCCATGCACTGGCCTTCCAATCTTTGGCACTGGCCTGAGTGATTGTACCCAGATGAACAATGGCCCCTTCAATCTCTGCACTTTTTACCTCGTTCAAAAATGTGCAGTATGACTTTTTCTTTGGGTCTTCACCTTGGCGCAACCATGACCAAAGTGTGGTCCGAGATATCCCGGCATAATCTGCAGCCATCTCATAAGTGCAGCCAGCTGCAATGGCCTTGATGATTCTTTCTCTTCTGGCCTTGGTGAACTTCGATGGTCTTCCCTTCTTCTTTGTCATTTTTGT